GTCCACTTTGCCACCTGCTTGAAGCGGGTGTAAGCTTCCCCTTCCCCCGAAAGGAACGCTTTTCTCGACTGATTACCAGAGTCGTTTTCCCAGACGTATGCTTGGATTTCTTCATCATCTGGTACCATAGCCAAAGCAATAGAGCCAACAAACCCTTTCTCAACTCTACTTGGATGAATTTCTTTCTGTACAATCAACTGTTGAGCATATGCTCTTAGCTGACTCCTCATCAATTCATCTCTGGGGATAAATGCTGCTTTCAACTTTAGATGATCGTACAAGTCTGGGAAGTACGTGACTGTTTTAGGGGCTATAGCGTTTGTGAGTTTAGCCCATTTGTTCCTAAGAATAGGAACCACATCATACTTATGTTTGACGTGATGCAAAGAAGGTGGTAAGACTGCTGTCTTTAAATACCACCCCTCTTTGTCGAACTCGCCCTCAGGCTCTGCGAACGCTGACTTGTTCCACCACTTTTCTTCTTTTTCCAACTGTCCATTAGGGGTTTGAGTGCTACCATCATTGCTGCTGCACTGATCTGCTTCTCTCTGTCCGTCAGGTCCAAGTCCGGAAGTTCCAAGCTCTCCACTAGATGAAAGTAATTCAACAGGTAGTGCTTGTTCGTCGATAGATCTCTCTTGATACGGTATACACCCATTGGTGTACACGCAATCAACCGGGTAGGCCAGGATTCTATGACCGCTTTTGCGGACTTTATCCACTTGCTCACTTGCCCTGGTTGAGAGCGTGATTCCTTGCGAAAATCCTTCATGTACTGTTCGTACGTTGGAAGATCGCTGGACACGTCCACAGACTTCATTACTTGGTCAATGGACGCGGTGAGAGCCTCTTCAGTGATGATTTCACCATTCACTCGCTTTGGTTTATCCTCTCTAAGCTCGGATATCTCTAGCTCGCCCCCCTTTGCTTTATCCATGATTGGAGCAGTATCCAATTTGGTAATCGGCTTGGCAGCCATGGCCTCCTTCTTAGCACGCTCCTCTTTGGCAGCGATCTTAGCAAGGGCCATCTGCTTCTTCTTGGATAGCTTGGGTGCCTTCTTTTGGATGTCCTTCATTTCCTTGTCCAGTCTGGCAAGTTCGTCAGATACTTGACAGGCATTAACTGTTGGACGTTTTCCACTTTTGGGCAGGCTGTTGTAGTCCTTTCTCCAGTCATTAGATGACTTGTTAGGAGCTTTGTTGGATTTCACCACAGATGCCCAATTTTGTGAATTGGACACAGTTGGGCGACAACCAAGTGCATTGTAACCTGCAATTGATTGCGTACCATGAACAGGATGCCATACATATTCAGTACGGCAGGGGAAACATTCACAGAATGTCCAACCCTCTTCATCCGTGTTGTAGGTACGAACTTGCTTGGACCCACAGTCATAACACCGATTGGGTTTAGCAACTACCTTAGCTACTGGCTTAGAAGGTAGTGGCGTACTGCGGTCCTTGATCTCCTTATATAGACGTTCTATACGTTGGAGTGAATCGACCCTGGGTTTGAGGTAGGGAGCATATTTGCTTACCACCTGTGCCAAGGTCATTTTTGGGCGCTTTCCGCCCGGAGAAACCTTATTTTCTCCGTTGCTCATATTGAGCTAGTGCTGTAATGTA